TGCTTTATAAAACCGTCCTGTGGGGAGTTAGCATCGCTGGAAGTATAGTTTGCAATCCATACTGTCATCTCAAATGGGTATGCGTCTTCAGATGAGGCTATAGGACTTGCCCATTTTCCACTTGCAGGTGTTGCCACACCACCGCAAATTGTCTCATCTACTTCAGGAACTAATGCAGCCAATGTCAATGTCAAATCTACTCCCATAAACTTGTCATCCTCATTAATTACTGCAACAATCTCATCTCCACCTCTCTGTATTGCCTGCTCACCGTCTACATAGACATATGCTTGTCCAAACCTCTGTGGCTTGTCAATATCGTACTCTGTAGCGCTAGCATCTTTAGCTCCTGTAGCGAGTAAGCCTTTAATTCTTACCTGCCTTACTCCATATACAATTTTATCTCCAGTTGTGTCAGCCATTGTAATCTCCTTTTCTTTTGTTTTTGATATATAAAAAAAGCACCTCAAACGAAGTGCTTAATTATTGAAATATTTAGTTGTAAATTAATCAGTTACGGCCGGACGCCCGGGACATCAAAGTCCACACGCTTCATGAAGTTCCCGTTTTCCTCTTTATAATCCTGCAACGTTTTTACATACTCCGGCCTAAAGATAAGTCCGGTAGTAGATGTTATTGTAACCTTATTAAGTTTATTTCTAACCAGTATAGCTAAAGCATCTAAGCTTATAAAACTATTGGGACTACCATAAATAAATACTGAAAAGCTCATCATTGAACCAAGCATATTTTCAACCACAGGATCATCACCCAATAACTTAATTACTGCATAAGGTGTAATAGTTTCGTTAGGGGCAGTATAAGACTGATAAATTCTGCTGCCAAATTCTGTTATTTCACATAATTCTGTATATAATGCTGTTCTCATGAGTGCTCCATTATTCTTTTTACATTATGCCACCAATCATTTTTGATAGCATTTATGGTAGGCTCTAAAATTGAGTACCTGCCATTAAAACCCAGTTCCAGATGTACCCCGTAAGTGACTCTATGGCCATGTTCAATAACTTTATCTTTTGGTCTCCATTTGCCATATAAGCCCTGTCTTGCATTACTGGTTCTATCAATCCAGCGAGCTTCTGCCTTAGATTTTGCTGCTGCCTCGCCTGATGTTTTTCTACCCAAGCCATCAATGCCAGCCATCTTCTTTGCTTCCCAAATACGCATATTTCTTATTACGTTTCCTGCGCCGTTATCTCTCATAACTCTATCAACTCACATTCTTTAAAAACTATACTTCCTTTAGTGTAAACATTCTTTACATCCTTAACTTCATAACTCTTATCACCATAAGTGAAAGTATCGGTATTGGTAGCGGTTTTACATTTTATCTTAGCATCGTATTTTGCTATCATTTTTGTAACTCTGCTACTGGAATAACCGCCAGTATCCACGTTTAATATCCTTGCACGCTTGTTATAAATCCGTACGTCCTGGCTTGCCAGTATAGCGGTAGATGTTGTATAGCCACCAGCCCCATCAGGGACATTGTAAGTTGTGCGTGTGATTTCAATAGACGCTTTATTTTGGTTTATAAGATTTATTTGGTTATTACGGGTACTTGTTATTAATGACATTTATCCTCTTTCCATCTCGTTGGAGTCACTCGGTCTAAGTTCCCAATACTTAGAAATGCAATATTCCTTATTATATTTATCCTGCGGTACTTCCTCGTCTCCAAGTTTCACTTTACCGCTAAAGGTAGCCTTTGCTGCCCTTACCAACCAAATGTCTGAAGCTGTTTTGTATAAATTATAATAATTAGCTTTGATGTAAACCGCTGTTTGTGCGGTGGTAAAAGTATAAATTCCATTGATGTCATCCCCCGTATAATCCCCTTCATTTATTGGAGTATCTTCAGCAGAATCAAGTATTACATTATCCAAATATTTGTAGTCACATAACCAAATCAGATAATCATCATTTTCATAAGCTAACGCTACATCGTCTAAGTAGTCTCTGTACTTATTCAGATATTTTGTAATTTCATCATCTGTAAAATCTTCTGAATCCTCATCCTCATCTTCAATTAGTATTCTTACTTCATCAATTAGCTGGGACATTTATTTTAGCCTCCCTCACCATAAGAATTTTATAATATTTTTTCTTATCCTTTTTCCTATCAGCACTCCGCAAATCATTTCTATGCAGTAGCTCAAATTCTGTTACCTTCTGGCTGGTATATCCTTCTCCTACCCTGTCTAAATTTGCAAATAACTTTCCTTTGTCTAAAATCATCTTGTGCGTTCCCCAATAGTGCAGCCCATCCTTGTATCTGAAAAATCTATTAGTGCGCCTGTGCCTTCGTCTATCGCCCTGCTCGCCTATTTGTATTATACCAGTATCAGCTTCCAGTTGGGGAATTTCACCAACCAGTATTTCGTCTGTATCCAGGTTCAAACAAATATCACCGTCTTTTAGTTGGTCAAGATATATATTCCTCTTTTCAACCTCATCAAGTCCACCGATTAAAGTAACTGATACCTTGTCTTTTAAATATTTCAAAGTACCATCCGTGGAAAAATTACTATCCCCAGGAAAGTCTGCAAATCTGCCGTCAATACAAATAATTTTGTCTACTTTACCAATTACAGATTCTACACATTCTTTTATAAGTGGCCAGTCGTTATAAGTTATTATCGTTGCTACTAACATTTCGATTCCCAGTAACCAATATTTCCCATTACTTTGACATTACCAAGCTCGTTTACAAATTTGATAACCCATTGAGATACCTTTCTGGGATGTACCTTTGTATCGTGAAACAAAACTCTGCCACATCTTTTAACCAATTCAAAATCAGCTTTTACATTTTCATAAGAGTGATTGCCATCAATAAAAGCAAAATCAAAATCTATATCTTTGAGTATACTTTTTATATCTAATTCTCCCTTTACCAAATGAAATGTAATTTTATCTGTGACTTTTAAATCATCCCACATTTTATATTTTTCGGGATAATCAACAATATCAAATGTATGAACTTTTTTTGCAAAATCTGCTATATATGCAACTGACATTCCTTTATATGTCCCTATTTCAATTGCTGTATTAATTTTTATACTGGGAAAAAATTCTATGAAATCCTTCTCCAAAGTAGCAGAACCAGAGCCCTTAAATAAATCATTATCTTTAGTATACTCAAACACACGTATCACTTTATTCATGTCAAACTCCTAACTCCCCTTGATAAATATAATAAGGTTCTGGCCCAAGCCAGAAATTATCATCTATAAAATCCTTTGCTTTCATATCGTTATATATTTTTGTCCCAGGCAACACCCATAATTGTTTTAATGAACCCACGTTATCAGGCTGTATTATCTCCAAAAACTGCCTCGTTTCCTCTCTGGTCTGTTCATTATTTAACATTCCGTTATATATCATCAATGCACATAAATTGATGCCAACTTCTTTTACTGCTAATGCTGCCTTGATATTTTGTTCAACTTTAATGTGCTTATTATATGCATCTAAAACCTGCTGGCTTCCTGATTCAAACCCAATTGAAACTTCATAACAACCAGCTTTTTTGAGTAGATTAGCCAATTCGATGTCCATACCATCTGCTCTCATAGTTGCAAAGAAACGAATGCCCTTACTGGCAAGACGGCCCATGATTTCTTTGGTAATATCAAGATTGCATGACAAGCTATCATCTTCAAATACAAAATGCCTTTTATTAAATCTGTCTATAATATAATCTATTTCTTCTACGATATTATCAGCAGTTCTAACTCTGTATTTCTTCCAAACTTTATGCGTTGAGCAAAATGTACAATTTCCCGTGCAGCCCCTTGATGCTATAATAGGCACTCTTATATCTGCTTTACCAATATATTTATCATTATCAAGATTCGCTAACTCCCATGCAGGAAATGGTATTGTATTAATATTAAGCTCAGGACTTTGTGTGAACTTATCACCATTACCAATTAAAATCTTCTCTAAACTTGCTTCCCCTTCACCAATAACTATGTAATCTATATATTCATAATTCTCTGCTAATTGCTGTGCCATAATTGAAGCATGAGGGCCACCAGCTATTGTTTTAGCATCGTATGTTTTGGCAATCTCTAAAACTTTTAAAGATTTATGCCTTCCTGGAGTAAGCATTTGCACACCCACAAAATCAGGCTTAAACTCTTTTAATTTTGCCTCAAAGTCAACCCAATTTCCTAAAAAGCCGTCATAATATTTAACCTCGGCAATGTTTTTAATATAACCAGCTAAATACAATAATCCTAATACTGGATTTGAACGCCCACCCTGTGAGACATTAGGAGGGTTTACTAATAATAGTTTCATTATTTATTCTTGTGTTTCATAACAAATAATCCATCTAAACCTTTCCAACCTAAACCTGCAAACTTATTCTTATCTCTGAAATCAGCACCAGATATTAAATCATTATCAAATTTTATCTTCTTATATAGAGGATAATCCTCTTCTAATCCAAGTTTGTCCATTTGTTCAATATACCAATCTCTTGTTTGTGCAGTTCTTCTATTACCACCATACATGCTTCTAACAGGAAATATAAAATTAGGTGGATAACCTTTACGTCTAAATAAAAAATGAAACCATGTTTGAATATATAAAAGTAAAGTATCTGTAAAAATTTGAGATAACCCCTTTAAAGCAATAAGAATTTCATCTTCTTCAAGGTATTCTATGGTATTAATTGCAAATACAATCTCCCATTTTTTATCCCAATTAACTGTATCTATCATATCGGCCTGAAAAACATTTTTAGCAATAGAATTGTCAACTGCATATTGCACAATATCAAATCCTTCAGCGTTCTCACCTAATTCTTGCAGATAATGAGTTATCCATCCCATGCCACAACCAACTTCAAGTATCTTCTTATTATGAAAATATTTTGATATTACTTTGGCAGATTCTGGATAATGAATTGTTCGTTGTGTATTATTTTCTGCATTATTACGTGAATCAAAAAATTTTGGTTTAAATCTATCTGATTCTCTCATTTATTCCCATTCCTTTGGTATTTCTTTTAAATTGTCCTCTTTAATTAGTTTGTATTTTTTTTCAATAAAGTGCTTCTCACCATTCAGCGGTATCCCTTTTTTTGCACTTCGTTGTGCCCATTTCATATATCTTTTCCCTTTTTCAAATAATTCAGCATCACTCTTAAGAAGTGAATAATGTTTTAATGCGATATTATTATCATGAACTACGTTAAAACCCTCAATTCCTTTCATGATCCATTTGCCATTAAAACACAGATGCTCATGTACCTCACCATAATATTCCGTTCTGGTGTCTTTCCTATATAGCCTTAGATGTGGTTCAAGTCCCCTGTCAGAATTTATTGTCTTAACATCTCTGATTAAATTTGCTGTCGGGAATACAAAACCAAATACATCCTTGTGCTTGTCGGCTCTTATTTCATCTATTAACCGTGATATTGATTTTGAATATGTCTCATCGACATCTATCTGCAAAACCCACTCTGATGTAACTTCTGCAAGTGCGATATTTTTCTGTTCTGAAAACGAATCTGGCATCTCGTTTATTCTTAAACATATATTTGCGCTATCCTGCTTTTGGAAGTATTTAATCTTATCTACCGTATTATCTTTCGAGCCACCATCTATTATTACATACTGGTCAGGCTTGACATAATCCCTTAACCACTCAAGCGTTTGCAATATAAAACTCGATTCATCCTGACAGATTGTTAGACTTGAAACTTTATCCATTCTCAAGCTCCTTAAATAACGCTAAATGCCATTCTCTAAATTTATCCCAAGTAAAATTTATTGAATACCTATCCTTTTGCATTATAGATTTTTCAATAGACTTAAAATAGTTTATTAACTGGCTGTAATCCTTATATATAAAATCAATATCGGTTTTAAAGGTATGTATAAAACCTATATCCCTTGACACTACTGGCACTCTTGCATATATGGCATTTAATATATCCATAGAGCCACCTTCCGCAAGTGATGTTTGAAGTAAATAATCTATACTCTGGAAAAACTTATCATTGGTTATATCTGTATGTTTAAATTCAAAAATACCCAATAAATCCTTTTTAAGTCTCTCAAGTTCGCCTCTGTTTTTTCTACCGGTTGAGTAATCTCTACCACTTGTTCCTATTACAATTTTCTTTTTGCTGTTAATAGAAATTCCCATATACGGGCATACCTTAATTTTAGAAGATTCTATTCCGTGTTTTATAAGCTCGCTTTGTCCATAAGATGACATACAAATAATCAAATCAGCTTTGTCTAAAATAGTTGTATCATCATCATCAAGGTGCGTAAAGAACACAATATCAAATTTAGATTTTTGAGGTTAAAATGTTGCCAGTATTTCCAATTCACATAATATGTTATATCTGCTCTTTTGTTATCCAGAACTCTGCCAATTTTTACAATCTCTCTGCCAATTTTGTTGAGTATCCAACCATCGTCAGGGTATATTATTCCAATCATTAGTATGCTCTCTTATTACTTTTATGTTTTTTCCATTCAAAATCTTTCGTAGGTAGGGTTCCTATTTTTAAGCCAAGTTTCCATGCAACATAATCCAAAGATAACTGATCCCTATGTGAGCCATTTTCAATCCCTCTCCAAACACCCTCGCCAAACTCTTTTACAATATCAGTATGTTTTCTTAAAATGATATTACCTGCATGTAATCCATAATCTTTCGGATATCCTTCCTTTGCGATTTTTGTAATTTGCCCATCTATAACATTTGGATAATCAAGCCTGTACTGCTTACAGACCTTTGCTTCCCCATATAAACATTTCCTGGCAAGATGCAGTTTCATTAAAATATCACAATCATTAGTCAATAATCTGTTTATATCAACCAGTATTTTAAAATTACAATCTATATATAGACTAACTTCAGCATCTGGGAAGTATCTACATAAAAGCCACTTGTATAATCTTGATTGCCTTCTTGGCTCAAGTATCTGATCTACTTTTATCACATTCCAGAAATTACTTTTAATATCAGTATTGCTAAAGAGATAAAATTCCCAATCAGGATTTGGATAATGGTCTTCTATGATATTATCATATTCACCTATATTGACCGATACTACTATCTTATTATGCTTTTGTTTTTTTTTTATGTTCGTTATCTTTACATCATTTGCTACATATATATCTGTATCCTTTTTTTTACGCAACCTTTCAAGCGCTTCTGCGGTTACCTTTCTACTATTTATTTTGGATTCCACCGCTGTTCTGTGTCCATAATGATGCACATAGGAATGTTTAATCCAATAAGTTTTATATCCAACTTTTTTTATACGATTATAAAAATCAGTATCATCGTAATATGCAATAGGAGACATGCGATAATCAAATACCCCGATTTTATCTATCACATCCTTACTGGTAAGAAAACAAAATCCAACAAGTTCAATTTCCTCATATCCTCTTGGCAATATATTGGGAATATTCTGTATTTCTTCATCCTTCATATCAAATCTTCTTCTTGAATAATTTATAATCATCTGTTTAGTTCTTGACCATGAAGTAGAGGGGCCAAGTAATCCTACATCCGGTAAGCTAAAACCAGCTTTAAGTTTTTTTAACCAATCTTTTGTAACTATAGTATCAGAATTCAAAAAACAGAGATAATTATAACTTGCTGTTTTAATGCCCTGATCAGTACCATAAGAAAATCCCTTATTTTCTTCATTAGTTATCAATGTAAATCCAAGTTTTGCTTGCTGTTCAGATATATATTTTTTGGTAACTACGTTAGAGCCGTTATCTATTATAATAAGTTCATAATCAGAGGTATATTTAATCACGCTTTCAAGACATTTTTTAAAATAATCCAAGGCATCTCTTACAAGAATGATTACTGATACCCGAGATGTTTTTGTTTCTACCTTGCCAAGTTCTACGTCATTGACTACATATAAATCTGATGACTTTTTACGTTCGTCAAGTTTTTTCTTGTTCTCCCCTCTTGTAACTGTATTCAATCCCATTTCATTTGTAGTTTTACTTCCAAAATGATGGACATAAGAAGCCGTACACCATACCATTTTAAAACCAGTCTTATCAACCCTCCATGCAAAATCTACATCTTCATGCCAGGCAAGTCCATATCTTCTCCAATCAAATACTCCAATCTTATCAAATACTTCACGCTTAACAATCCAGCAAAATGCTGTAAGGCGAGTAATTGTATATTTTTCAGGGGCTATATCTGCATAGTGATTAATTGTAGTTTCATCTTCAATCTTAAACCTACCTATTGATTCTGGGATAGTCTGCATTGGAACTGTTCTACAAGTGGAAGGGCCTACTATTCCAACATTATTAGTATACTTAAATCCTTTAAGCATCCTTGGAAGCCAATCATGAGTAACCACACAGTCGGAGTTTATAAAGCAGATATAATCAAATGTAGCTATCTTTATACCCTGATTCCAACCGTAGGATATTCCCATATTTTCCTTATTGGTTATGAGCTTATAATCTATATACCCTATATTTTTAAGGTATTTTTTAGTCTCGGCATTAGAGCCGTTGTCTATAATTATGAGTTCATAGTTATCTGTATATAAAGCAATACTCTCAATACATTTCTTCACATATTTAAGAGCATCCTTTATAAGGACAATTATTGAAACATTCTCGTGTTTTATATAATCTTTTAATTTTATAAATTCAGTACCATGTTTAGATATTATGATTTTTTTAGATATTATGGTTTTACTTTCACTTGGATAATGTGCAACACCTTTATTTATCCATCTCTCAGCAATCTTATCTGGTATATTAGCCTCATCACCCTTTTTATATCTTACTGGATGCAGATTCTTATCCCTGTTTAAAATTACCTTAATCATTCCACTTCTCAAACTTGTTTTTTTTCTTCCTTTTTCTTTTAGGTTTAGATTCTTCAAAACTTGTAAATCGTTCTGGGATAGGCTTTATTAAATCAACATCAGTTACAACCTCTTTTACTGGTTCAGCAAGTTCTCTAACTTCTCCTACTTTTATTTTTATTTTTTCTAATGGGACTTTAATAGGCCACTTGGCTTTTCCAGAATATTCCTCTATTACTTTTATTTCTTTTTTAGTAGGCACGTAATCGCTGAAAGGTATTTCTGGTAGTAAATGCGCCTTACCTCTGTTGACTAATCTATCAGCTTCCCTCTGCCTTACTTCTTCTACCTTACCAGTTTTGTTAATTACAATTTTCATAAATACTCCTAAGATTAATGCGGACTTTTAAGGTAGTCCGCTAACCTTTGCTATTTTAAAGTCCTGTAACTTTTGCGAAAGCATTTACATCTCTCATTCTAAATGCTCTTCTAACCCATAACTTTATAGCTTCCATATTCTTTTCCCACAAATTATAAGTTTTTTCACCTATAGTAATAGTGGCTTGATTGGTTATGTCGTATTTTACTCCACCTCTTAAACCCTCAAACCCATATGTCCAATCTCCTACAATTAACTCATAAGCAGCGGGAGAACCAACCTTTAACATATTTCTGCTAAATCTTATGGGATAGCCATACAATGTTGCAGGCTCTTTTGCATTAGCAGGTTGAAATATGGGAAGTCCATCCTCATCTCTCAGATTTCTAAGTCTTGCTTTTAGAGTAGTATGTGCAGCCCATGCTATATTATCCTGGAAACCATCTTCTTCTATACAACCCAATGCATTAGAAATATCTATAAGTAAATCATCTCCAGTTGGATATGCAATAATATGTTCTGCTGGAATATCTCCACTTATATTTTCCGCAAAAGTTCCTACATCTTCGTAACCCATATAGATTCTATCCAGTTTTTTAGCAATAGCTTTTTCACACTCTCCTCTTAAGAAACTATCAACAGCTATATTTGCGTTTTCACTCCACTCTTCAGTTAGAGGCACAATTACAGCTATTTCTTTTGTAGTAAGGGTTAGCTGCTCAAAAGTTCCTTTACTCTTAGGTTTTTTTCCACCTTCAGTTCCTACAACTCCAGCCTCTATTTCATCGCCAACCATATTTATATCCAGAGTCTTAGAAGTCATAGGCCACTTTCTAAGAAATGGTTGGCAAACAGATTTTATTTCAATATTACGTAACATCTCAACTGCTAATGGTGCTGGTACAACATACTTACCATCAGCATCAACTATTCCACTATAAAAATCACCCATTTTATTTTCTCCTTTGTCTTATCATCTCACCAAATAACTCATCAGGGTCTTTTGAACCTTTTAAATCTTTCTTGGCAAAGTTTCCACTACCAGGTTTGCCTAGTTCGGTTTCCTTGATAAGGTATGGTTTACTTTTTGCTATTTTGTCTATTACCTGCTCTACAGTCTTTTGGTCTACATCTTCTTCAGAAGCCAGTTCAGCTTTAGCCAGAAGTTTTACAACATCTAAATCTGCAAAGTTCTTATCGGATGCAACAGTTAGAATAAGATTATCAATCTCCTTGTCCTTATACTCTGTCTGGATGTCTACTAACTGTCCCTCAAGCTCTAAAATCTTCTTCTGCTGTTTTTCAGTATCTGACAATTTAGCATCTTCAAGTTTTTTAAGTTCTGCCTGAACCTTTGCAAATTCAGTCTTTAACTTTGACTTATCGGTTCTGTACTTTTTAGCTTCTTCCCTAAGTTCCCTTACATAGCTGTAGTCAAACTTGCTTTTTCCTTCTAACTGGTCAATACTTGCCTGTATTGCCTTTGCCTCATCGGAGGTCTCTCCATGCTCACTTACAGCACTTTCAAGTTCCGTGTTTAGTTGCTCTAAACTTTTTTCGTCTGCCATCTCGGCACTTCCTTTCGTTTCGTTGCATAAAAAAAGACGTCCAAACTGATGTCTTAGATATGCGGTTTATATATATTTAAAAATCCATCAAGGATTATCCTGCTTCGTGAAAACTGCCTTTATGTTCCTCACAATGTTTTCTTGCCTGTTCTTTACTCCACTTACTTTTAGGATATCTGAAACTTTGCGTCGTGGTTGTCTTTTGTCCTTTTAGTCTGCCGATAATTATTGATAATCTACCCTGGCTTATACGTCTAAAACTACCCTTTTCAAAACCATCGGGACTTTTAATTCTGCAAGAACTTTCGTTAGGATACGGCATAATCTTGCGCTCCTCCTTGAATAATTAATTTGTAATATTCATTTGTATATGGTATATTAATAATGTGAATAAATTTTTTAAAATAGGAAATCAAAGATTTATAAAAGTTAAATGTCCCGATTGTGAACTTATGCACAATGTTTCTCATAAAAATTATTATGCTCAAAAAAATGGTAAACGTAATCTTTCTTTTAGGTGTACTAAGTGTGGACACGCCAGAGCAATGAAAACAAGGAGGAATCCAAATTTGAGAAAAGTTAATTCCAATGGCTATATTAAAATTTATGTTCCGGAAAATCCTATGTCTGATAAAAGAGGTGAAGTCTATGAACACCGTCTTGTAATGTCTAAGATTCTTAATCGTCCTCTTCAAAGTTGGGAACACGTTCATCATAAAGATGGGAATAGGGCAAATAATTCTCCAGATAATCTTGAACTTCACCCCAATAGCGAACATCAAACAATAAGATTTATGAAAGAAAGAATTTATTATCTTGAAAATTTGCTTACAAAACATAATATTCCTTTTTAAAATCATTTATTATTTTCACTTATGCCACCTTAATAAACTAATCGGATTAACTCCCCATTTACCTTTAGGGCTGGGTTCATAGGGTGCTGTTTCGCAAATCATATTAGCTTTGCCATATAAACTCTTAGTCTTATCTTCAAGAATAACATCAACTCTAAAATCTATCTCGTGTCTGCAATTCGTTATAATTTCTTTATCGTAAAAATAAAAATCTATAAGCTTATATATGCCAAATATTTTTTCAAATTCTTTTTCATTATTATGGTATAACCAAGTTCCTTGTATATATTTATTTGCTTTTTTAAAATCCTTGTCTTTCCAGCTTTTAAATAGTTTTGATACTACATATTCCGATGTATTTTTATTATCTAAATTTAATTTCATTAACTTCATTATGCCGCCTTTAAATAAATATCATCATACCACTGCCCGAGTTCAGGATGTGAACTTTTATTATCCATAAACTCTATCCAATTCGTAGTAAAATCTTTTGAACTAATAGCAACATCTGACGTATAGCACATACATTGGGGATGTTGCGGTATCATTGGTACACTCTCTGGTTTATATACTCCAACTCCCAATCCTTCGTCACCACCACTTGCAATATCCGCACAGATAGGACAAGGGTCTCCTGATGTGTGCCATTGCATACCTATCAAGCCAGGATTATTCATTGACGCTAATCTATCAGCTTCATTAAATGCCGCAGTCCGTTCAGTCCTTAAAAGTCTTGCTGCGTCAAAGGATACATTTCTACCATGCAGTTTAGTTCTAATTGCACGTCTATCGGGATTAAGAAGTTTATCAAGTCGTGCCTCAAGTATCTTATCTGACGCTGGACGTCCTGATGCTATTTCTTCAAGCACTATCCGTTCAATTTCCCGTTTGGTACGTTTATTAAGTATCCATATTCTATCAGATAGTTTTAAGCCATCGGATAAAATTCTATCATATGTTAGTTTAACTGCCTCATTTGGCACACTATACAGTACCCTTTGCATATTGACAT